TTCTATTGGTGTAAGTGAGCCTTTTGAAACTAGTGAGCCTATCACCATCAATGAATACATTCCACCTAAAAGATGTACGGTTCCTAAAACTAATGTAAGCTTATCAGACTTTACACAAGATGTATACTTAACAAGACCTTTAGAGTTTACTGCTGAGTTTGATTTAAGAAATGGAGAACCTACTAATCTAGAATTTGTTGGTAGCTCTAATCGTGATACAAGAAGAGCAGTAACAAGATACATCAATGCTATAGACTTCGGTACTGAGACAATCAATGGTTGTAAAATACCATTTAAATTTACATTTTAGTATTGACTTTATGTATCCATCGTGGTATAATACGCACTTATTAAAATGAATTACTTAGCCGAAAGAGAACAATACAGAACTCAAGAATTATCGAGAGATGAGTTTCGTAGATTTATAGACTACATGAATGAACATGATTTCCATGTTGGTTATGTGGTTGAAAAGCTAGACGAAACTTTTAAGGTGAGGCTAGATGATTCCCCAGTGGTCAATTGGTTTGACATACTGGAGGCTATAGTAATTGATGACTAGGTGTACTATGGGATTGCCCTCACTAAACAATACCTTCCTTTAACTCATGGTATCCGACATCCAGTCGGACAAGCTGCCGGTCTTGTGCCACTAACCGGCTTTACATTTTGAGGGCAAATGGAACTTTATTTTAAATCAGAAAAACTAAATCAAGATGTCCAATGGATTTGGACTGACATGGAAAAGGCTTACTGGCAAACTTGGATACCCAAGAAGTCTAATCTAAAAATCTTATCCAAGCTATCGAAAGATGAAATGCAACTTGCAAAGGATGAGTTATGGGATAACTTGCAAGACAGCATTCAGTTTACAAGAGATCAAATTAATTTTAAAAAGCGACAGAAAAGACTTGCAAAGAAGTCTTAACTGTGGTATAATCTACGCAATTAATAACTCAACACGGAGGAAACAATATGTATGAGTATGTAAAAGGAAAGGCTATGTGGGCTAACATCACATCGCCTAACACGAGGTTTGAGCCTCACAAATATGGCTTGACTGTTTTAACTGATCAAGAGACAGCAACTAAGCTTGAAGGTTTAGGGCTAACTCAGGTCAGAGCTAGAACAGGAGAGTTGAAGTATGAAGAACCTGCTTTTACTTTCAGTAGTAGAGCAACCAATAACGATGGCACTGCAAGAACAGCACCTAAGTTATTTGATAATGATGGTAACTCACTTGATGTCAGCGTTGGTAATGGTTCTGAAGTAACTGTTAAAATCAAACCATACAAAAATAACTATGGTAGATTTGCAGAACTCATCGCTGTCAAGGTTGATAACTTGGTAGAATATTCAGAAGCTGATTCTGATAATGAGGAGTTTTAAATGATTGTTACTATTAAGAATGATGATGGAGAATTCTTGTTCGACATCAACAAGATAGCAGACGAAGATAAAAAACAAGAAGCAGGAGTAATCGTGCAGAAGGTTGGTAATCTTAGTGTGATTATCGAAGCGTTGGACTTTGCATCTAGAACACACAGAGCTAACTTAGAACAGTTGCTTATGGAGTGTGACGAAGCAAAGGTTGAACAGGAATCTTCAACAGAGGAATCCTAATTAATGGAGAGGGCAAACATGGACGACCAAACTTGGGATAGGGTACATCAACCCTGCCCTATGTGTGGCAGCAGCGATGCTGTCGGAGTTAATCAAAACGGGTCAGCAAAATGCTTCAGTTGTGGAGAATTTATGTTTGACTACGAAGGAGCATGTAAAGGAAAAGGTATGAATACACAACCACAAACAAACCAAGTAAAACAAATTGACAATGTAGGTGAAGGAAGTTTCATTGCATTGACTGATAGACAAATCTCTCAGGCTACTGCTCAAAAGTTTGGAGTAAAAGCTGTACAAGATTTGAAAGGCAATGTCATAAAACATTTCTACCCATACTACAACGGTCATGAGTTGGCAGCTACTAAGTGTCGTAATACTGTCACCAAAGATTTCTTTGTGAATGGTAGTTACAATGACACCGGTTTGTTTGGTCAACAACTCTTTAAGGGTGGCAAGTATGTCACCATCACTGAGGGAGAGTGCGATGCAATGGCAGCTTACGAACTACTAGGTAGTAAGTGGGCTGTAGTATCCATAAAGCGTGGTGCACAAGGAGCAGTCAGGGATATAAAAGATAGCCTTGAGTTCTTTGATGACTTTGAAAACGTTATTGTTGCTTTCGATAATGATAAAGCAGGAAAAGATGCAGCAGTAAAAGTTGCGAGGCTATTCAAGCCCGGCAAAGCAAGGATACTCACTCTCCCCAATGGTTGGAAAGACCCTAACGATATGTTAAGGTCCAACAAGCATAAGGATTTTGTTGAAGCTTGGTGGTCTGCGAAAGTATATACACCTTCCGGTGTTATCAATATCTCAGATCAGCGTGAGAAGTTCCACAACAGAGAAAGAAAAGATTCTGTTCCTTATCCTTACGAGGGTTTGAACAAGAAACTTTATGGTCTCAGACAGGGAGAGCTTGTAACTCTTACAGGTGGTACAGGTCTTGGTAAGTCTAGTGTAACTAGAGAACTAGAGCACTGGCTTATTAAACAAACCAAAGACAACGTAGGTATCATTGCACTTGAAGAAGATTGGAGAAGAACTATAGATGGTATTCTTTCTATTGAAGCTAACGCTAGGTTATACATTGACCAAGAACGTGAGAAGTTTTCAAAAGAAGAACTAGATAAATACTTTGACATTCTTTATGATGGTGAAAACAAGAATAGAGTTTGGGTTCATGCTCACTTTGGTACTAATGATATTGATGACATCTTTACCAAGCTACGCTTTATGATAATCGGTTGCGATTGTAAATGGGTTGTAGTCGACCACTTACATATGTTAGTAAGTGCGATGTACGAAGGTGACGAGAGACGTGCCATTGATGCCATTATGACTAGACTAAGAAGTATAGTTGAAGAGACTGGTGCAGGTCTTATACTTGTGTCTCATCTAAGACGTGTAGATGGAAACAAAGGACACGAGAATGGTATTGAAGTAAGTCTATCTCACCTTCGTGGTTCTAATAGCATTGCTCAGTTATCTGATTGTGTGATTGCACTAGAAAGAAACCAACAGGCAGATGACCCTGATGAAGCTAGAACAACTAAGATGAGAGTCTTGAAGTCTAGATACACAGGTGATGTTGGTCTTGCTTGTTCGGTGATGTATGATGGTGAGACCGGTAGGTTACACGAGATTAGTAATAAGGATATTGAGTTTGATAACTCAACAGGAGAAGCATTCTAATGGATTTAGTATTTGATATTGAAACAGATGATGTCAATGCTACCAAAGTTTGGTGTATCGTTGCTCAAAATCCTGATACAGGTGAGATATTTAAATTCACACCTAATCAACTTGAGCAAGGTTACGAGTTTCTAAACACTGCTGATAGGCTTATCGGTCACAACATTATTGGATTTGATATTCCAATGGTACATAAGTTTGGTGGAGTTGATCTATCTAAGAAAGACATCATCGATACGTTGGTACTGTCTAGACTATTCAATCCAACACGTGAAGGTGGACACAGTTTAGAATCTTGGGGATACAAACTTGGCTATCCTAAGATTGAGTTTGATGATTATCAAAACTATTCTAATGAGATGCTTACCTATTGTGTACGTGATGTTCAGCTCAACACTTTAGTATTCCGTGAGCTTAGAAAAGAATCAAACGGATTCTCTAAAGGTTGTATTGAACTTGAACAATCAGTTGCAAAGATTATCAAAGAACAAGAACTCAATGGTTTTAAATTTGATATGGCATCTGCTCAGATGTTACTTGCAGAACTCAGAGAAAAGATGCAACAGATTGAGGATGAGGTTCATGCCACCTTTAAACCTAAGTGGGTTGACGATAAGTTAGTTACACCTTATGTCAAAAAAGATGGTAATCTTTCTAAGCGTGGATTGACCGATGATGAATACCAAAGATGTTTAGATACTCAAGACTTCTCTCCATTCATGCGACAAACACTACAAGAGTTTAATCTTGGCAGTCGTAAACAGATTGGAGAATACTTGATTGACTTTGGTTGGAAGCCTGATAGGTTTACACCAACAGGTCAGCCAATTGTTGATGAAAAAACTTTATCAGAGATAACACACATTCATGAAGCTAAACTTATTGCAGACTTCTTACTACTTCAAAAGCGGATTGCTCAAATTGATTCGTGGGTTGAATCTGTACAAGATGATGGACGTGTACATGGTTTTGTTATTCCTAATGGTACTATCACCGGAAGAATGACACATAGAAAACCTAACATGGCACAAGTTCCATCAGTCAGCAGCCCTTATGGTAAAGAGTGTCGTGCTTGTTGGACTGTTGATGAAGGAAATGTTTTACTAGGTGTAGATGCTAGTGGTCTAGAGATTAGAATGTTAGCACACTATATGGATGATGAAGACTTTACAAAGGAGATATTGGATGGAGACATACACACAGCTAATCAAAGAGCTGCACAACTTGAATCAAGAAATCAGGCGAAGACATTCATCTATGCCCTCATGTACGGAGCAGGAGATGAAAAGCTTGGCAAAGTGGTTGGAGGATCTACGAATGATGGTAGGAGAGCTAGAGAACATTTCTTCGATAGTAAACCTACATTTAAATCTCTTAGAGACAGAGTTCAAAGAGCAGCAAATAAAAAATTCCTTAAAGGTTTAGATGGTAGAAAGCTTTACATAAGAAACAACCATGCTGCCCTTAATACTTTATTACAGGGTGCAGGTGCTATCGTCATGAAGAAAGCATTGTGTTTATTATCAGACAGGTTGAATGTAACCAACACTCCACATAAGTTTGTGGCAAACATACACGATGAATGGCAGATAGAAGTATCAGAATGCAGAGCTAATAAAGTTGGTCAACTTGCTGTAAGAAGTATTGTTGAGGCAGGTGAATTTTATAATCTTAGATGTCCGCTTGACGGAGAGTTTAAGATAGGGAGGAACTGGAGTGAAACACACTAAGCAACAAAGTTTATTTCCTGACGATCACGATGAACTGTTTTTTGAAGACGGTAAGATATGTATTAAGTGCGATAAGAAACTTCCGCTTACTGCATTTAGCCCCGCATCAGGAGGAAACTTTTTAAGACCTGAATGTAAATCTTGTAATAATCATCTTAGTAAAGCTAGAAAATTATTAAAAGACAAATATGGAATGCCACAAGAAGATAACTATACTTGTCCAATATGTCTTGGAACAGCAGACAAAGTAAATGGATTAGGTGGTAAAAAATTAGGAGCTTGGGTTATCGACCATTGCCATGAGACAGAATCTTTTAGAGGTTGGTTGTGTCATACTTGCAATAGATGTCTAGGTGGGTTCAAAGATAGCACTGATATTTTACAAAGAGCTATACAATATTTAAAAAATCATGAAGAAAAAAACAAAAACACTTGACACTTTAGTCCAAGATATATATAATAAAATTAGTGTCTTGGGAAAAGGTGAACACATTGACCTAGACAAGGACACTATTGAACAGTTTGGAGAATCCATGAAAGAGATTCTTTACAACTGGTCACACCCTGAACCACGTGGTAATGAGAAACTACGTATGTCTAACATAGGTAGAAAGTCTCGTCAACTGTGGTTCGATACAAGAGCAGAAGATACTCAATCAGAGAACATACCTGCTCACGTCTTTATCAAATTTCTCTACGGGCACTTGCTCGAGGAGATTGTTTTGTTTCTGATAAGACTGTCCGGTCATACAGTAACTAACGAACAGAAAGAAGTTAAAGTCAATGGTATCAAAGGTCACATGGATTGTGTGATTGATGGTGAAGTTGTTGATATTAAAACTGCATCCAGTTATGCCTTCAAGAAATTTAAAGATGGTACACTAGCAGAACAAGATACGTTTGGGTATCTTGCTCAGTTAGCAGGATACGAAGCAGCAGAGGGTACAAACAACGGTGGATTCTTAGCACTTAACAAAGAGTCAGGTGAGCTAACGCTTTACAGACCTGATGATTTTGATAAGCCCAATATCAAGAAAAGAATTACAGATATTAAAAAGCTTGTTAAGCTTGAAACTCCACCTGAATTATGTTATAATCCTATACCTGAAGGCAAGTCCGGTAATATGAAACTTCCTCGTGAGTGTACATATTGCAGACATAAGTTTGAATGTCACAAAGATGCTAACAATGGACAAGGACTTCGAGTGTTTAAATACTCAGACGGTTTAAGATATTTTACACAGGTTCCAAGTGAACCAAAAGTTATAGAGGTTACAAATGAATGGACGAAAAGCTAAACAGCTAAGAAGAATAGGCGAACAACGCTTAATAGATTGGTTAAGGACTATGGTTCCGGAAGGCGAGGACACTTCAAAGATTAATAAAAATAATCTACAAGAATTTTTACCGGAACAAACCCATGTGTTTGCAAACAATAGATTTTTATTGAGTGCATATAGTTTAAGATGGTTTTACAAACAAGTAAAAAAGAATCCTAATTTTAAAGTATAATGCCGAAAAGAATACCACGTAAGGTTAGACCAAAAGATAAGAAAGCACCTAAAGGTTATGACAGTGTTTGGGAATATAATCTTCATCAAGATTTTCTCAAGGACTGGAAACACCATTGGGATACTATTAAGTATGTCATACCTAAGACCTATGAAGCTGACTTTGTTAGAACGTTTGACGATAGTGTCATACTCATAGAAGCAAAGGGCAGGTTTTGGGATTATGCAGAGTACAGTAAGTACATACATATTAGAGATGCCTTACCTGACAACTATGAGTTGGTGTTTGTTTTTCAAAAACCTTACTCACCTATGCCGGGTGCTAAAGTAAGACAAGATAAAACAAAACGAACACACGCTGAATGGGCTGAGACAAACGGTTTCAGGTGGTTTAGTGAAGAAACATTACCGGAGGAATGGAAGAGTGAGCAGTAATATTAATTATAAATTTAATGAAGATAAACTTATTCAAGAACTTACAGATTATATTAATAATACTTACGGTGAACACTATGCATCAGATAAGTATCAAGCAACGGATGTTATCATTGATAGCGGACATGGCGAGGGTTTTGCGATGGGTAATATAATGAAGTATGCTAAACGCTATGGAAATAAAGATGGTAAAAATAGAAAAGACTTGATGAAGATATTACATTATGGTATAATAATGCTTCATATACACGATGATGAAGTAAAAAGATTTTTTAGAACAGGAGACTAAGTTGGTAGAAGACAAAGTTGGACCTAAAGAATATTTAGGAATTAAAATAAATTACGATAAAGAAAAACAACTGGACAAGTTTAGTCTTGAAACTTTGCAGGGTAGATATTTTATCGAAGGAGAAACCTATGCCCAAGAAGCATTCGCAAGAGCCTCCGTCTTCGGAGCAACCTACAAAGGAGTCACTGATTTTAAACTTGCTCAGAGACTATACAACTATAGCTCCGATTGTTGGTTTATGTTTAGCACCCCTATACTTAGTAACGGGGGAACGAAGCGTGGTCTTCCTATTAGCTGTTTCCTCAATTATGTTCCTGATAGTCGTCATGGGCTATCTGCTCATGTTACTGAAAACATTTGGTTGGCGAGTTCTGGTGGAGGTATCGGTGGATATTGGGGAGATGTTCGTAGTAATGGCATACCTACTACTCACGGTAGTCAGTCTACTGGTACCATTCCTTTCATGCACTGGGTAGATTCTCAGATGTTAGCTTTCAGTCAAGGAAAAACTAGACGAGGAAGCTATGCTCTTTATCTTGATGTATGGCACCCTGAGATTGAAGAGTTTATCAACATAAGAAAAGAATCAGGAGGAGATATAAATCGTAAATGTTTAAATCTTCATAACGGTATTAATATAACCAATGAATTTTTAAAAGCTGTAGAAGACGATGCCGACTGGAGACTGATTGACCCTAAAACAAACGAAGCAATTAAGACTGTCAATGCTCGTGACTTATGGTTTCAAATCATTCAAGCAAGAGCAGAAACCGGTGAGCCTTACATTGTAAATCTTGATAAATGTAATGAGGCTTTACCGCAGAAACAAAAAGATTTAGGATTAGAAATCAAACAAAGTAATTTATGTTCTGAGATTACATTACCGACCAACGATGAAAGAACAGCAGTGTGTTGTTTATCTTCTGTAAACTTAGAACACTTTGACAAGTGGTCAAAGAACGAACAGTTCATAGATGATTTAATAACAATGTTAGATAACATTATCCAACACTTTATAGATAATGCTATTGATACAACACAGCTAGGAGAATATAATGCAAACTTCAAAAGATTTACAAAGCATATCAAACAAGGTCAGGAAGGCTTTACAAAAGCTGCTTACTCTGCTTACCGAGAAAGGTCGGTGGGTCTTGGAGCTATGGGATTCCATGCATATCTTCAAAAGAATAACATCCCTTTTGAAAGTATCTACGCTACGGGATTCAACCATCAAGCTTTTCAGCATATTAAAAACAAATCCGTGGAGGCTTCTCATAGACTCGCTGAAGAACGTGGTGAGGCTCCTGATATTAGTGGCAGTGGTCTTAGGAATGCTCATCTTTTGGCTGTTGCTCCTAACGCTTCTTCTAGTATCATTTGTGGTGGTACGTCTCCTTCGATTGAGCCATACAGGGCTAACGTTTATACGCACAAAACTCTTTCAGGATCGTATCAAGTCAAGAACAGATACTTAGAAAAGCTTCTTAAATCTAAAGGTTTGAAAGCTGATGAACTTACCAAGCTTTGGAAAGACATTGCAGGTATGGATGGCTCTGTTCAACATCTAGATATTTTAACGGATGATGAAAAAGAAATATTTAAAACCGCTAATGAAATCAATCAGATATGGGTGGTTGAACATGCATACAAACGTCAAGAGTTTATTTGCCAGTCACAATCCGTGAATTTATTTTTCACACTTCCTAAAGCCACAGAGTCTCAAGAAGTACATGATGAATATATGCAGTATGTCAATGATGTTCATTGGTATGGTGCAAACAAACTAAAGTCTTTGTATTACTTCAGGTCTAATGCTGCACGTAATGCAGAAAACGTTAATATAAAAGTTCCACGTATCAAACTTGATGAAGTGGAATGTATTGCATGTGAGGGATAGTATGTACTTACAACAACCAAATAATCCCAAGCCTGAGATGTTCAAAAACATTCATAACTT